CCATTAGAACCATTAGCATTTGCAGCATTAGAAAAAGGATTGGCAAACGGTGACTTTAAATTCACACAATTGTTTTATAATTACTATGCTGGTAAACCAAGAGAAACAAAAGACATAACTGTAGTTGGTGAGCAACCTATTTTTAATATTGATTTAGACGAGGTTTAAGACATTATCTTATGGAGTTTATATTAACTACTGCAATTAGAAAGTTATTGCGTTTAAAGCAACGTATTAAAGTAATTAGAGGTGGAACGTCAGCAGGTAAAACTTTTGGCATTCTACCTTTACTTATTGATAAAGCAATTAAAGAACCTATGCTTGAGATAAGTGTAGTATCTGAAAGTATACCGCATTTGCGTAGAGGTGCATTAAAAGACTTCTTAAAGATTATTATGGCATTAGGTAGGTATACTGATGCAAACTTTAATAAATCAACTTTAAAGTATACATTTTCAAATGGAAGTTACATTGAATTTTTTAGTGTGGACCAACCTGATAAATTAAGAGGAGCAAGAAGAAATATATTATACGTTAATGAGTGTAATAATATAGATTTTGATGGTCTTCCAGCTCCTTCTCTTTTACCGCCATAATTTTTATTTTCATTCATCTTGAAAAAATTTGTTTATTCATTTATAAAAATAATAGTTTTTATTTATTGTTTATAAAATACTTATGCCAAAAGTTTTTCAAACTATCAGGTATATTTTCCCAATTGTATAACATAGCATCTACTTCTTGTCCTTCATTCATTTTGTTTATTATCTTTTCTCTCATTTTATTTCTTTTATTTAGTTTCTATTTCCCAAAAGTAATCACATTCTAAACCGTTGTTTGGTGGTTTAATAAAATATGATTGTCTTTTACTTGGTTCTGCTTTATATCGGTAACATAGTGAACTTAATTCGCATTTGTTTCCTGAACACATTGTTATATCTGGCATCTTATTTCTTTTTATATAGTTTACCTAATTCAATTGCTATTTCTTTCCATTCTTCATAACCTTGTTTAATATAACCATCAACTACAAATCTATTGTATTCTATTGAATATTTATTAAACAGTATGTTTGCTCTTTCTTGTGGTGTCATAACTATCTACATTCAATTTTATAAAAGTTACCACCTGTAATTCTAATGTATCCTGTTTCTTGACAAGTTCCACCTGTGCTAAATAATTCTTTTGATTGTTCTTCATATACCCAAGTCCAAGCACCTCCTTGATAATATGGTGTTGATTGGTAGTAAACTTTGTAACATACACAATCATCTGTTGTTGTTGTTTCTTGCTCAGGTGTTGAGCAGCTAATAATTCCTAGTGCTAAAATAATAATTAATTTTTTCATTTATGTTTATTTAATTGTTAATAATATTCAAATATATAACTTTAATTTATATTGTAAAAAAGTTATTGAAACTTTAACATAATTTTAAAGTTTAATGTTTCTATTCATTCTATACATTGCTTGTAATCTCTCTAATATAATTAATTGTTGTTCTGTTCCTGATGTGTCTGTTAATAGGTTTTCAAGACTTTGTATTATATTGAATTTGTTTCTTGGTTTTTCTAATTCATTAATCGTATCCTGCAAATCTTTGACTGTTTCATTTAAGTTTATTATCTGTATGTTTAAATTGTCTATTGTCTCAGAATTATTTGAATATGAAACTTCCTCAAATGATTTGTAACTTAACTTAGATAGTATTTCTTTTTTAAATAGTCTTAATGTCGGATTGAATTGTTCAAACATTTGATAGTTCTTTAAAGAATGTATTACAGTAGCGTGATTTAAGTTTACTGTATCACCAATAGATTTTAATGATTTCTTTTTATCTATTTGTTTAAGTATTGTATAATACAGTGAACGTGCTTCAACTATCTCTCTTTTACGTGAATGTATATTTACATCTACTTTTGTTACTTCTTTTATTATTCTTTTTAATTCTTTTGTTACTTGCGTTTCCATCTTGTTTGTATTTTTTGTTTTTTACCTTCTTGTGCGATTTGTGTTAAATAATTAAATGAGATTATCTCTATTGCCAAATGTATTCCTTGACATTCTTCATATAGTTCTTCTTCTTCATATTGCTTTAATATCTTCCTTAGCTTCTTAATAGAAGTTCCTTGCTCTATTTCATATAAAGTAATATTATAATGTTCTGTGGCTTTATCGTTCATTAGAATAACTTTGTTTGATTTGTATGGTTTACTATTCTTTGTATTGCTTTATCATAATACTCTTTATCCAATTCACAAGCAGTCAATTCAAATTTATAATCGTGACAAGCTATTGCTATTGAGCCACTGCCTAAGTGTGTATCAAGTATTTTAAAACCCTCTTGTGCTTTGCAATATTCTAAAACATATCTATAAACATAAATCGGTTTTTGTGTTGGGTGAAAACGCTCTAAATCTGTACTTGATTTTTTCATTATCTTAGCGGGTTTGTCTAAAGAAGTCCAAACTAATTCACAAGCAGAAAGCGTAGGCATCGCTTGGTTTTTATCCCAACAAATAAACCCTCTTGTGTTTGGTAAATGTTCTATAAAATAATTCGCACCAAATACAACTTGATTTTTACTAACTCTAAATAATTCCTTCCAATATTCAGCAGTAGGCAAAACATCCCAATCTTTATCTCTATATAAAGAAGCCATCGGAGTATCTTTAAGCTTACCGCCACCGTCCGAAAGTCTATTCCCTAAACCATACGGCGGGTCTACAATAGCCAAATCAAAATAGTTATCTGGATAACGTGCCATCAAAAGCATATTGTCTTCGTTTGTTATTGTTATTTTATCTGTTACTTTCATAATAAATTTATTTCTTGTTTTACTTTAATCCAATATTCTCTAACTCTTGGTTGAATTTGTTGAAAATTATAAGGGTAAATATCAACGCTTGGGGTGCAGTCTATTAATTTGTCAATCATAATATTTGCAATTAATTTCACTTTTGTTCTACTTTCTAAATAAGTTAAACAATTATCAATTTCTTCAAATAATTCTAATGCTTTTTCTTTTGGTGTCATAATATTCCTCTTAATACATATTGGTTCAAATCCATATCTTCATCTCCAAAGAAGTATTTATAGTTTGAAATTGCTTGTTCTAACTTTGCTTGACCTTTATCGTAAAACTCATTTGAACATTCAAATATTGCTATATCTAAACTTGCTTTGTCTATTGCTACAAAAACAAAGTCATCAACACCAAACATCTTTTTATAAAGATAAGCCTGTAAATCGTAGCTATATTTATCTGCTGAATATCTAAAGTCTTTTACACCTGTTGTGGTTTTCAAATCTATAATCAAGTTTGGTTGTAAGATATCTGCTTTTGCTCTAAATGCAATTCCATCAATCATTTCTACTGCTGGGATTTCTGTTTGACATTTTGACATTAAAGAAACCACCTCATTGTTTTTCATTAAAGCATCTGTTAATCTTTCAGCATCGTTGTATTCTTTTCTTGTGTATACTTCTAAACCTTGTTCCTTTGCTAATTTGTATTCTTTTCCTGCTTTAGTTGCTACATCAACTATAACCAAATCGTTTAACTTGTGCGGTTCTAAAATCATTGTGTGAAACAGTTTGCCATCTCTCAATGCTTGACTTTCATCAGAACCATATTTAGTAACGTATTTATAAGTCTTTGGAGAACTAATTAGCATCTTTGCAGATGAACTACTCAAAGCATTTTTTCCTAAGTAACCATAGTAAAATGCATCTTCATACATATTATCTAATAGTTCTTGTTTGTCCCATTGTTTTTTGTCAAAAGTTGTTATCATTATCTTATTGTTAAGTTGTTTAATTGTTCATAGGTTACATCCATATCTAAAACGTTTCTTATTTGTTCAGCATAATCATCTGACATAGTCCATTCGTTAATCAAGTCTTGCTTAATTGAATTAATTAAATTGATTTGATAGGTATTGTCTTCGTGTTGTAAAGATAAAAGATTATCTAATTTTTGAATGATTGTTGTTTTCATAATATAATATTTAAAATTAATACTGTTAAAATTATTATTGCCATTGCAATAGCTACTTTTTTAGATTGGTCTAATATATATTCCAATTCTTTTTTGTTTTTATCTTTCATATCCAAATAATATTTAATATAATTGTTGAACAGATAAAAAATGCAACCCATAATATTAATGCCCACCCGATGTTTTTTAATGTTTTCATAATTTGCTAAATGTTGATTTGTTAGTACATATTTTTGTTCCACTATTGAATTTGATAACGACGTGTGTTCTGTCTAATTCAATTACTTCAGCTTCTTTTCCAAAGTAGTTTACTTTATCACCTATTTTCATAATTTGTTTGTTTTAATTGTTGTTATCTGAGTACAAATATACTACTATTTTTTAATTATAAACAAGTTATTATAAATTTAACATAATTTTAACAAAAAAGGATAGCTATTGTGCTACCCTTAATTTGTGTTGTATTGCTCTTATCTTATCATTTAGCTTTTCATCATTGCATCCTTTCAAGTATAATGCTTGTCGTTTCTTAAATAATTGTGATAATGTAAATTCCAAATCTAAAGTTTCAAATTCTATTTGTTCTGTTCTATCCATTGTTCTTGTTCTTTTCTTAAATGTTTTAATTCTCTTTCTAAATAATCTATTGCTTTTTCTAAGTCTTTTATTTGTGTGCCTTTATGTTTTGCCCTTGCTACATACTTGACTACATTTCCTTCATTAAAATTTAAATCATAATCTTTAATAAAATCAATTACATCATATTGTTTTTGGTTATCGTAGTGTCTTGGTGTCATTGTGTAAATCTTTTTGAGTGAAACTTATATAATTCCATTGTTTTTTTTAATGCTTCTATTTCTGTAAAATGAATTATTTCATTATTTTCTTTATAAAAAAAATATTCTTTATAATTAGATATTTGATATTTTATAACATTATATCTATTACCAATTCTAGATGGTGTAATAACATACGCTAAATCGTTTTTAAAGCATCGGCTTATTGCATTGGCTTCTTCTTCTGAAGGAACAAATATTTCTTTTCTAACTTTCGCCATTAGTTACGTTCTTTTTAAATATATTTTTTAATAGAACTGTATGCCAACCTTGTGATAAACAAATGTCATAAAGAATTTTACCTAAATCATCAATATTGATATCGTCATAAGTTTCTATGGTTGTTGTTTTTTCGTGTGATGTATATAGTATTTTCATTAGTCTATTCTTAAAAATTCAGCGTTTGAGTATTTCATAAACCATTCTTTGTTATCCTTATATTTATCAATAATTGAATTAATCATCACTAATTCATCTATTGTTGAAGTCTGTAATTTACTGATAACATCTTCAATTGACCGAAGTATGTTTGTAGTCATTTCAGGGTCTGTTTTATAAACTTTTGTATATTCATTTGCTACTACTTGTTCAAGTTCTTTATTAAGCCTGTTAATCAAGTTTTTGATTGTTTGCTTATATTGTGTTGTAAAGTATAAACTTTCGTTTGCTTCAAGTAATAACTGCGAGAGTAATACTGATTTTAAATATTCTAATTGGATTGCGTTTTCTTTCATAATTGTTTTGCGTTGTTTATGTGTAAATATGTTACTTCTTTTTCAATTCTTTGTGTGTTTCCAAATTGCGTTGTAGCTGGGTTTTTATTGTTAACTTCCCAATCAGGTTCAATCAAATGTAAATTAAAACTAAATATACCTTTTGGTGTTGAATTTATGTATATCGGAATGTCTAAATGTTTTTCACATTCTAATATCATAGCATCAAACTTTTTTCTTTCTAACAGTAAAGTTTCATAATGCAATCG